TATACCAGACTTTCCACCCTCAACGGTTACAGGGATATCAAAAAATGCCATGACGAAGGGAGCAAATACCACTGAAAACAAAATGCACATAGCGATAAGCTTTCTAACCCATGCTCCTCCCTCATCTGATCGTTGAGCTGCTTTGTCTGCTGAAACATCTGCTGCACTTTGTTTTTGGATCATGGATTTGATAGCATTTGCCTGAATGTTCATTTGGGCCGAGATTAGTTTCATTACAAATCCCGTAACCCCACCTCCAAGCATGGCTACCAGCTCACCGTTCATTTCTTCAGTTCTTTAACCGTCTTATATATCCAGAGTCCCATATACACAATGGTAAACATGGACGCCGCTATGGATAGCAACTGGCTTACTCCTTGAAAAGAAACTGCCAGCACTGATCCAGAAGCTCCAACAAGGAACTTGTGCACTTCATGGTTCATTACACAAACTGTGAAGCGTGTACAATAGCTGTACCACCAGATCCCAAGAACTTTGCTGCTTTTGCGCTAATTTCGCTAAGGGTAATAAGACCCTTTTCTTTTAGCAAAAGATGACCATTAGATGCAGTGGGAGCAGTACCATCGAATGTTACGATGACGTTATTATCTTGGACATCAATTATCACGTACTTGGTATCTTCATCAAGTGCTGCGAGCTGAACACCAGATCCTGTGGTTGGACAAGATAGGTTTTCTCCAGCGATAGTGCCATTAGGACGAGGATATAGGTTTGTTACTAAACTATTCATTATCTGGATTGGTTGGAAACGTAAGTATTAAATCTTTTCTTGACCGTGTTGTTGTTCATAATTTGGTCAGTCTTTTCTAACTCTGAAGACAAGTAACCTTGAGCATTTTGCTCCTCCACTAAAGCCTTCTGGTGCTGCCCATCCATTCTTAGAAAGTCAGCGTAAGTAGCATGAGCAACGTAATAAAAAAATTCTAGGGGGATCTCCTGAATGGTCTTATCACCATCAAGATTCCAAGTGCTAGGAATATCAGTAAGCTCCTTCTTGTACGTAACAAATGCAGAGTCAGCATCCGCAGTTGTAATGTCTAGTACGTGAGCGCCATCTGATTGCACAAAAAAATCAAACTCCAGTGCAGAGTTACGCAAAAATGGCTGAGTTCGGTGAATGCGAATAAACTCAGCAATGTCACTCTTATCAGTTTGTGTAAAGCCAATTACTGAATTGCTTACTGAACGCTCTTCTCCGACAACTAAGTACCGAGGCCACATCGGAGTAGCTTGATAAGCCTCAAACATCCTGCGTTTAGCAAAGTTCAAAAGCTGCGTCTTTTCGTTTGTAGTAAACGAAGTTACCCCTGCTAAAGCAGTGATAAGATCATACAGGTCTCTGTTGTACTTTACTTGCATTAAGCTTTATTAGGACTTAGCTCTGGGAACTTTTTGTTAAAATATCGTAAGAACTCTCTACTGTTTACAGTGTCGTGTCCGTACTTGTTTACTAATCTAAAATAATCACGAGCAGGCATATTAGCTACGCACTTACCTAGAATAGGATGGGTCTTACCGACATTAGTCTTTGCTTCTTTAGCGGCTTGATTTATACGATCTTGCTCTTTAGCTCGCTCCATCTTAAATCCAGTTTGGATTTCTTTCAAGAATGCAGCGTTCACTTCCCCATCCGAATATCTTGGTAGCTTAGTAATTATTTCCATATTTTAAAAAGGGGAGGCCAGGATTGGCCCAACCTCCCCACACATTAACAATGAAGCAAAGTTTACGCAACTACAGAAATCTTGCCGTGAGCCTGTGGGTGATAAACACCAAGGGTCAAAGCGCAATCAACGTAGCCACGCTCACCACCACCCTGATTCGGGAGGCGAGTCGATCCCATTGGGATAAGCTCATGAATGCCGTAGTACTCAGGATTAACCAAGTAAGCGAAGTCCTTATTAACCGTATCGGGCATACAATCAGGATTGCCATTAACAATCGAAATCATGCCGTGATCGGACTGATAGAACTCAACACTAAGTTTGATCTGAGCTGAATCACCGTTGTAATTAACGGTACGAACACTGTCTGCATCAGTTCCACTTACGCCAGCAGTGCGAGCGAAGTCAGAAATAATACGACGAACAGCCGTGTCAGCAACCATCGTTAGGCTGTTGCTTGTTCCAGTTTCGCGGAAGATTGAGGTGATCAAGTTGTTCAGAACCGTTTCCGTGAAAGCACCACTAGCATGAATGCTGTCGGCAGGTGTTTTAAAACCAGCAGGAACAAGTGCATCAGCAGCGGCTGAGTCAATCCAAGCACCAAGACCAGCAAGAGCATAGGCCGTGTCTGTTCCGTTTTCAGCAGCACGAGTTTGAGTACCACAGAGGGTCTTTTCAATATCACGCTTCAGTTCACGGATAGACTTAGCTTCAGCTTGAGCGACTTTAGCAGGCCCAACGCTGTCAACAGCTTCCTGAAGATCAGAAACCTGATAGTCGCGGCGGAACTTCTGGATGTAGTTTCCAAGGCGAGCGCGTCCAGCGAACTGGTCGGTAAACGTAGTAACGTCAGCTCCTTCACGGATGCCTGAAGTTGAGGGGGCAGACAATGCGTCTACGGTCCACTCAACGAATGTTGCGGATGCTTTCTGCTTGGAAGCAGAGGAAAGGACTGGAGTTTCTTCAGGAGCGAGGATGGTCAAGACTTCGGTCAAGTCCTCACGATTGGAAACACCAGAACCAGGATTAGTCGTATCGTATGTATTTGAGAATGCCATTTTATTTTCTAGCTAATTGTTTGGTTCGTAATGAAATGAAGTCATCTTTATTGCCACTTTGTTTAAAGCGTGAAGATAAGTCCTGTAGTACTTTAGACGATTTTCGTTGACCCTGTTCTGGCATAGCAGATGAGGGAACGGAGCTTTTCGGAGGATTAATCTTGGGCTTACCTGCTTTCTTGGTAGGAGTACTACGTACAGTCTTACGAGCGTACATACTGTCTACTGCGTGAGCAAGCATATATGGAAGTTCTGCTCCTAGCACTGGGTATTGTTTGTATACCTTCTGCAAGTCTTTGTTTGCAGCAATGCTAAGGAATGCCTTCCTGGTTTCATTATCCTCTTCCTTCAACCATTCAAATTCTTGGAGGGCTTTAGTACCAAGCTCTTTTTTAAGAGACTCAGCAGTTTCGTTCCTCTGAACTTTCTTTAGTTGATCGGGAAGATAAAGATCCCTAGATTTACGAGCGTTCTTCAAAGCAGATCTTACCTCTGCTTTAGTCATCTTCTTACCATCTAGCTCAGTAACTTCGTCGTGAGCGGAGTAATCGTCTGATTCAAATAAAACATCTTCAGCCCATTCGATAATATCGTTTATCTCCTTAGCCTTTTCTTGTAATGACTTAATATCCTTAACGTCATCAAACGGATTGTCTTGGACTTCTTCCGTTTCGCGTTTTAAAGGATCTTGTTGTAGTGATTGCTTTACTTTCTCAAGCTCTTCCTCTGCTGCTTTGCGTTTAGCCGTAAGTTCGCCAAAGCGAGCTACAGCTCTACTACCAAGCTTTTCAGCAAGATCTTTAAGCTCATCCTCAGATAAATCATCTAAGTTGTACTGTGAAAGAACATCTTCAGTCTCTTCTTTAGAAGGTTCGTTTTCAGTTTCCTGAATAACTTCTTCTTCGGATTCAACCGCTTCTTCTAAGACTTCTTCCTCTTGAACTTCCTGAGTATCCTCAGTAGGTTCTCCCTGAATCTGTCCTAAGCGTTGGATGGCAAAATCCTCCGCTGTTATATTTCCGACTGAATTTTGTTCGGTTTCAGCGTCAACCGTGATAACTTCGTTAGACATGATTGTTTCCACTCCTTAACGCCGAGCGATGGCGAAGCCTGATTATAGCACATCTTTTTTGTGCTACAGGACAGATGAAAATTTCTTTTGTAGACCCTGCCAGTCAACCATTTGCAGAATCTGATCGTAAGTAATTATCCGTCCCGAAAGTTGTTGAAGCTTCTCTGTGTCAGCTTCGTGCATATCAGCTATGCACTCTTCTCTAAGAGCGTTAATAAGCTGAATGAATCTTGCAAAATGTTCGTGGTGGGATAGGGTCTTTAGGTTTTCTTCTATGTTCATTTCTTAAGAGATTTACCATATTTAATTAGTTCCTCAGAAACTCTTTCCATTCTAGGACGAATACCAGGAATTCCATCAGCTTCAGCGTTTCTGTACTGATCATTGTCCAAAAACTCATCACCAGCTTCTGCATATTTTCCCTCGTTTATCAATCGTCTTGTCTTGGGACTCTGCATAATAGACCCTCTGTAATGCTCACTAAAAATAGCATCTTGCAAAGACTCTGGAAAAGTTGAAAAATCAGGAATAGCTTTTCTTATGCTTTTAATCCTAGTTCTTACATCCTTATCCAAAAGACGTTCAGCAGTATTTTTGTCAACCGACATACCTGGCTTTACGTCAGGGCCATAATGACCGTAACCTATTGTAAAATATTTTTCTTTAGGATTGGGTTTATATGGCTTAGATTTAAAACTTTCATCTCCTCTTAAAGTATTTTTAAATAATTTAACAAGTCTTTCTTCTGCAAGAAATCGACCATAATCTGTTGTACTAATATTATCTGCCATATCAATAATTTTATCTTGATCCCAAGTATTTTTTAAGAATAGAGCGTTGCTCTTCTGTAGCCATAGCTGATTTATCGCCACTATAAATGCGACCCAAAATAGTTTTACGAATAAACTCAGGTTTATCTTGATATTCAGTTCCTTCAAAGGATTTTTTCTGCTCATCAGTTATGGTAAACTCAGGACTAAATCCATCTTTTCTCATCTTTAACCTAAGTGCTTCATTCATAGCTACCGCATTAAATTGCTGTGGAGTAAGCTTACTGTAAGGATTTAAAATAATTTTTCCATCTTCAGCTGCCATTCCAGCAACTTCACGCCGCTTTTTAAAAAAAGCATCTTCTCCATCAAATAACTTATTCCTAATTTTGAAACCAAAAAGCTTATCATTAGCACGTTGATTTGCGTACTCAGATACTGACTTATTATCAGGCATTACTGCTGCATCCCCTGAGTCTGTACTTGGCCCATTTGAGCTGGTGCAGTACCTACTCGGCCTATTTGCGCGTTCTGTGCTTGCTGTACAGCGAACTGATATTGTCCAGCGTACTTCTGAAGACGAGCAGCAAAAGCCTCATCTTCTTGCAAACGTTGCTGAATGTCTTGCTGTTGACTGTACTGCTGAATAACTTGTAGAGCCGCTTGAGCGCCTGACGGACGCGCTGGAACTTCAATACCTGCATAAATTTTAGATAAGTCATCTGTAATATCTTTAAGTAGTTTTTCCTGTGCAACTTCAACGGGTTCAAGAATCCCGTCAGCCAGTACTGGATCAACTGAACCTGCTATCAATGTTAGCAAGTTGTCTACATTTATCCTTCCATTGCGATCTAACTGTAGAAGGGAAACCATTTGATTTAGTTTATTTTCTTGTTTTTCTGGATCTGTGTTCAGAACATCGTAGCTAATTGTAACATCAAAGTTTTCGTCAGCGTTCCCCTTGTTAAACGTTTGTGGATCGGGTACACCAGTAACCCTAAAAAATATCTGGTCAGGGCCGAATCTCTGAAAGCAACGGTAGCACTGCGATATAACCTCAGCGGAATGGCTAAGAAACTTGTCTACCAAGAACTGTTTCCTAATCTGTGAGATTGGAGAAACTTCATCTAAACCAACAAGTCTATCTGCTTGCTGCTCCATTGTCTTCTCCATC